TGATAAACAGAAAAAATGATGGAGATTACACTAAACACTTTGCACAAGTATTTACTACATTCACACTGATGAACACCGGATATCATTCTTATGTGTCCATGTCTATGATCTTAAATGATTACCTCCAAAAACTGTTTACAAGCAAACACATTATTAACAGTGTGAAATGTTCTAACGCGGGTCTCCACCTTTTAGCATGTGTAGGTTATGTAAAACACAACATTCGTGACTGCACCTATTACCAGAAATAAGATAATTATAAGAAAGTTTAAAAATAAAAATATATATATTATTATGTCCTTGTTCAGAATATATCGAAATAACAAACTGTCTAAAACGCGGATTGACAAGTTTTTTGTTGACAAAAAAAAATGTGGACCAATGGTTTTAGATGCATTGGTTCATATCAAAAATTATGAAGACAAAACACTAACGTTCAGACGGTCGTGTAGAGAAGGCATTTGCGGGTCATGTGCAATGAATATCAACGGAAAAAACGGGTTAGCATGCTTGACGCCGATCAAAGACACCAACAGTGTGTATCCTTTACCTCATATGCCAATCATAAAAGACCTAGTACCTGATATGAGCAACTTTTACAAGCAATACAAAGAAATCAAACCATGGTTGCAAAACAATGATGTATCAAATAATATATCCGAAATTTATCAAAGCAAAGAAGACCGGAAAAAACTGGATGGTCTGTACGAATGTATTTTGTGCGCTTGTTGCTCCACATCATGTCCCAGTTATTGGTGGAATTCTGACAAATATTTAGGTCCTGCCGTGTTGATGCAAGCCTTCCGATGGATTGAAGACTCGCGCGATCAAAATACCCAAGAACGTCTTGACTACGTTAATGACGCCATGAAGCTGTACCGCTGCAAAACTATTATGAATTGCACCAACACATGTCCTAAGGGACTGAATCCTGGTAAATCTATTGCGCTACTCAAGCAGAAACTTTCCGGATAATAAAATCAAATGCTACATTTTTTTGCGCTATAACTTCTTAATTTAGTAATCTTGCATAAAATATATTTAGAAATTTTATTAGGTATTAGTTAATATAATGTTTTATCTAATAATTACAAGTTGTTTAAATAATAGGTATGGAATTATAGACTTTGAGGATAGAAAAAAAAGATATATTAATTGTATTGAAACAGCAAAATTAATAAATAAAGAATTAAATAATCAAATAAAAATTATTATTGTAGAAAATAACGGTAGTAGAAATACATTTTTAGATGAACTAGAAGTCGATGTATTATATACTGAAAATAATAAATATTATTGTCCTAATCCTCATTTACATAAAGGAGTAGTTGAATTTATGGACATTAAAGATGTTATTAATAAATATAATATTCATGATGATGATATAGTTATTAAATTAACTGGAAGATATAAACTTTTAAACTCTAATTTTTTAAAATTAATATTAGAAAACAATAATAATTATGATGTTTTTATGAAATTTTTTAATGTTTCAAGATCTATATTTAAAAAAGATGATTGTGTAATGGGACTATATGGAATTAGATGTAAATATTTAAAAGAATTTCAATTTAATTTACCACGTAGAAGTGCTGAATGTAATTTAGCAACATTTATTAGAGAAAATATTAATAATGATAAAATTTGTGAAGTCAATACTTTAAATCTTGAATGTAAATTTGCTGATGATCATAGAATTGCAAATATTTAAAATACTACTTAAGTACAATTTGTCATTATTATGAATTGCACCAACACATGTCCTAAGGGACTGAATCCTGGTAAATCTATTGCGCTACTCAAGCAGAAACTTTCCGGATAAACATGATATTTATATGTAATGTTTTACATCTTTGGACATTTACACCTTTGGATATTTAAAATGCCGATTTAGATTAACCATCTTTTAATTTCTAGTTCTGATGGAATGCCAGTTTGTCTTAATATCCATTCTGCGTCAATTTCAATTAAACTAGCATTACCCATTAATTGTTGTAATTTTTCTAATTTTTCATTTGATACAGGATTGGAATGACATATTTCAATAAAATATAAAGGGCTTCCTTTATGTGGTAGAACTATATCTATAACAGATATTGGATATAAGTTATATTCGGTACATTCGGTATAAGTTGGAACAAATCCATTCCAGAAGGTGCCATCATCGTCGCAGTTGTCGCCTGGCCATATTTCATCCCAATTAAAGTCAATAGAATTAGTATTACCATTTACAACAATAGGATATTCCAACCAAGCATTTTGACTACGATTACTTCTCCAATATAGTTTTTGGTTATAGTTTGTTGAAACACACCTCGCATCTCCCTCTAAGCATGACCATTCAGTACTATCACACCATTGTTTAAATATTTCCTTTGCATATTTGTGTTTATAACTTTCATTATAAGTAAAAGGAGGCATCTTACAATATATCTATATCTCAATTCTTTATATCCATTTCAATTTTTAATTAAATATAAATAATATATTTAATTCAATTTTAAATATATTGAAGTCGGCATTTTAATGATTATTGTGATAACTGTTATGATAAGTTAAATTTTCTATAAGTCAAATCAAACTTTTAAATAATCATTAACAAAAAATTGAAACATATTTTGGGTACAACTCTATTTGTCACCAACTGCCATCACATCGCAACCCATCTGACAAAGACAAGACAAGACCAGACCAGACCAGACTTTTGCTGAAACATGCAGGATCTCTTCAGCCGTGTTTTTGATGACGCGAACCTCGCAATCATGATTGCGGAATTTGCCCCGACGCATCGTGAACTCTTTCGCGATTCTCTTGAAGATCTTAAGCTCCAATCCATCAAATTCATTTTGACCAACAAGATTAGCAAAGCCAAAAACCTCCTCAAAAAATATGACATTTCTCCCGAAGAATGCATTCGCCGCTTCTCTACCTGTTCGTGCTGCTATCGCCACCAGACAAACCGACCTTTCACACTGGCACCTTGGACCGATACACCTATGCGTGAAGTTGATATTGAAACTCCCTGTAAATGCCCTTGCAGACACATTTCCAGGCACATGTGTGGATTGTATTGCGGGTTCAACTAATTATTAGATGCTTTTCATAAAACTTCTCATCAAAAAACATGATTTATAACCTCCATTACATTCGAAACAGGGACAAAAGACATATCATTTAACAAATAACCATGTTTCTCAATCAGTTTATCAAAGTCGCTCTGGTTAGTTTTCGGATACAATACTGTTTTCACGTTTGCTTTATACGCACCTATTATTTTCACGTCCAACCCCCCTATTTGTGTAATATCTCCAAACAAATTTATTTCTCCCGTTATTGCCACATCATTTTTAATTTTTTTATTCACCATCAGACTATATATGGTTAGTGTAATAGCCGTTCCGGCAGAAGGACCATCTTTGGGTGTGGCTCCGTCCGGACAATGTATGTGAATAGCTTTTTTAGGAAATTCTACACACGAAATATCAATCCCATCTATTTCCACCATTAAATTATAGGCTAACGATCTAGCCACATTCATGCTTTCTTTCATAACATCCCCCTGCATTCCGGTTAATTTCAGCTCAAAATTATTGGTTGATGGAAAAAAACTGGCCTGAATTGGAAGTATTCCTCCCTGTGATGCTGCGTTCGCCCATAATCCGTTTATCAACCCCACTCTTGGGGCATCATGTATAACATGTTTCAATATTTTTTGATGATTTTTTAAATAACAACTTTCTAAATCATCTATTACAATTTTTAGTGGAAACTCCAACGTTTTCTCATGTTTTAAAGCAATTATGTTTATTTCTCCTATTATTTCAAACAATATTTCTTTGAGTTTGCGAACACCAGGTTCGTATGTGTATGTTTCAATAATGTATACTATAGTTTCAGCATCAAGCAATATTTTGTCAACCATTCCCATTTTCTCGCAAATATCCGGCAATATATAGTTTTGCACAATAATAACCTTGTCTTTCACATCTATTATATCAAATTTTACTCTATGAATACGATCTAACAATATTCTATCTATGCTGTTCACATCATTGTATGAAAATATAAACAATATTTTACTCAGATCCAAATTAATTCCAGTAAAATACTTGTCTTGAAAGCAATCGTTTTGCGTATAATCTGTCAAATGTGTCAAAACACCAATTATCTCCTTTCCTTGTTCACTTTTGCTTACTTTATCCAATTCATCTATAAATATAATAGGGTTCATGCATTTCGTTTCCATTAATATATCAACTATTTTGCCCCATGTCGAACCAACATAAGTGTAATTATGGCCATCTATGGTGCTGGCATTGCTCGAACCACCTAACGCAATGAATGCAAACGGCCTGGATTCGTTGTTTTCATCTTTCAAACAATTTGCGATTCCTTTTTTTGCTAGCGAAGTTTTCCCTATTCCAGGAGGACCCTCAAATCCTAAACAATATCCCGTGTTTTTACCATTTACCCATTGTCCTATTATACGCTCTATTTGCCGCTTAGCGTTTTTGTGTCCGTATATAGCATCTTCCAAGTAATTTGTTACTTGCACCATTTCATTGTTCACAACAGAAAAATTCTCTTTAATGCTGCCAATTAATTTTTTTTCATCAGCAAAAATGTTTATTTCATTGCTCCAAAATATATGGTGTTTTATTTCAGGTGATGTTGCAATAAGCTCTATTAATTTCTTTTTTGACAAAGCTTTCGACGAATTCTGAAACGCTTTAACAATATTTCGCGTTGCTACAAAATCTGCACTTTTTTTTAAAAACTCATGCCAAAAGTCTTTATTAAGAGACGTAACTAGCGTACCATCTATTTTTTTTATCTCGGTTACCAGTTCCGAAAAAAGCAGATTGCCTGAAGAATTTATGTCCATATTAAGCAAATTGTTAGAATTTCGCAAAGTATTAAACAATTCTTGATTTTTGTGATGATATTCAATAATCTTGTTTGTTTTGAATATTCCAAATGGAATCTTTATTAGACCATCCAAATATTGTCTAGATTTCGCACCAGAGTCTTCAGATCTTGATTTGATCTCTTTCAGTTTCTGCATAGCTTTTTCTTTCACCGAATCTGATGCTTTTAAGAGGCAGATTTGCTGCTCTAGCGGCACCCTGTTTTCATCATAATTCGATATTGAATCCACATAAATTAACGTGTTTTTTATAGCATTTTTGAAAAGCTGCTTCATTTCATGAGGCAAAGACTCGTATATCTGAGATTGACGTTTGCTATCATATTGCTTTGTTTCATCAGACAACATGTCGTATAATAAATATGCTAAATATTGGCTGTTTGAATTCTCAATATCTAACAATAAGGTCATCGTAGAATTTCTCTGATAATACGCATCATTTATCATGTATTCTTTTATTGCTTTCATAACTGACATATTGTTTAGTGCTTTCGCTTTGTTCATCATTGATAAAAAGTTGTTTTTTAACTCCTCCGAGGTGTAAACCAAAATATCTTTTAGATTTAATGAAAAGTAAAATATTTTACTGGATGATTCATAGCAATTCAATAGGTTGTTTAATTCATTTAATTTTTCTTTTACGCAAACTTCGTTTAAAATAACTGCTGGTAAATTATCCATGTATCCATTTATTATTATGTACTTGTTTTTTTCAAAATCATGAAATACTACTCTCATACCGTGTATTTTTAGATAAAATATATTGTTTTGATCTAATTCAAAACAATCCAAATGATTTGAATTTATCAAAATATCATAATTTGATAATATGCTATTATTTGTTTTTTGTTTTGGTATGTCAGATTTGTTTATTATTTTGTATCCAACAGGTGTAAAATGCGCCAAAAGAATATTGTATTTCTCATCTTGTGACGTGGTTTTATAACTGTTCCCATAGCAAACAGATATTAGGTCGCCTAATGAGCCCGCCCCATATTGTTTGAATAACCCCGATAATAAATTGTTAACGGCTTGCAAGTCTTCAATTGTTTGCGAAATCGCCAATTGTTTTTTTACATTCAACAATTCACTCGTGCACAGTTTTAAATCGTTTTGGGCAAAAATATCCAACATTTTTTTGCACTGGATAGCGTTAAGCGATTTTATTATAACTTTTTCAAAAAAAAGTTTCTTTTTGATTATAAATGAATTTATCTCGCCGTCCGATAAATTCTCATTCATATATACTATTTACAAAAGAATTAAACATATACGTTTAAACATATTGGTTTAAACGTTTTTACTTAAATATCCAAATGGGAATACCGTTTTACTACAGCTATTTGATGAAAAAACATGCAAACATTCTGCAAAGATTTATTGGCGACAAACAAAAAAACAATGCTCAAAAAAACTATTTGTTTTTAGATTGCAACTCAATTATTTATGACGCCTGTAAAGAAACGTCGGATGAAAGCAAAATTATTGAACTGGTTCATTTAAAAATTCAAGAATATATCAAGATGTTTTCCAGTCAATTCACTATGATCGCATTTGATGGTGTTCCACCATATGCTAAAATCAAACAACAGCGTAACCGACGCTATAAGTCTTTTGCTACCAAACAAATATTACAACGCTCTTCCGCATGGAACACCTGTGCTATTACACCCGGCACACAATTTATGAAAAAATTAGCAGAATTTTTAAATAAACACTACAACAATCCTAGAAAATACCTTCTAAGCACCAGTCACGAACCCGGAGAAGGCGAACACAAAATTTTTCAATATATTCGTAGTAATTCACACGCTTTATTAGAAAGCAATTGCAAAATTATCATATATGGGTTGGACGCAGACCTAATTATGTTGTCTTTGTATCATTTACGGTTTGTGCATAACATTTATTTATTCAGAGAAACTCCACATTTTATACAACAAATTAATTCTAACCTGAACTCAAACGAGCAATACTTGATTAACGTTGATAAACTTAATGACGCTATTCAATTTAACAACATTGACAATTATCTTATTCTTTGTTTTTTGCTAGGTAATGATTTTATGCCCCACTTTCCCACGCTGAACATCCGAAAAAAAGGAATGGAAACCTTGCTTAATTTTTTCGCAGAAATAAACAAAGACTTGGTGACAAACTCAGATACCGAACCAATAAATTGGAACAATTTAAGACTGTTAATTAGGGAGTTGGCGGACGAAGAACTAGCCAATTTTAAAAACGTTTATTTTGATGCTCAATCAGCATCTAACAAATCACATAAATCACACAACCCACACAACCCACACAAACCACACAACCCACACAAACATTCCGACAATAAATTTACAAGTAATAAGCATCAGAATACTGAGGACAAAGAACACACACTTAATTGTTTACCACAGGTTCATAGAGACGTTGAGCTAAAAATAAATCCAAATAACTCCGACTGGCGATTTTATTATTACAAGTATTTGTTTGATGTAAACATAGAAGAAGACAATAACGTAATTCAAAAAATATGCATAAATTTTCTACAAGGTATTGAATGGACGTACAAGTATTATACCGGTAAACCTATTGATAACATGTGGTGTTATAAATACGACTATCCACCGTTGTTTACTGATCTAATTGGATTCATCCCATTTTACAATACTGAGTTGACCAGTGCCAGACCCAACATATTCAATGAAAAAATGTTGCTATGTTATGTTATGCCAAAAGACTCATTACATCTTATACCCCAGATTGTACTAAACAAACTAAACATTGATGATTATCCAGATGATTGTGAAATATTGTGGGCGTATTGTAAATATTTCTGGGAAGCCCACGCAATATTGCCTACATTAAACTTGTCACATCTAAGTGAAATTACACAGTAACACAGTACACGTTTGCTAGCTCCAATTAATTTTCTCTAACATACGGAGGAGGAGAAGGACTATTGCGAGCACACATACTCGGCTCAAATTCATCATTGCAACACGTGGGAAAACAATCCTGATTAAAATCATCAAATCCTTTTGCAAAATTTATTTTTGTCTCAACTTTTACAAAATTCACCTCCAATATGATTTCGTTTTTATTGGTTTTGTTTTGAAACGTTCTCACTTTGGATCCACGCAACTGATCAAAAACGTAATTTGCCTTCAAATAATTTAGACGTCTGATGTGTTGCTTGATAAAAAGTTTCTGTGCATGTGTACAAATACTACTATCTACGAAACAAATTATGCAACTGTATTTGCCAGTTTCAGTATTGAACTTATCGTTAAATATCCGAATGTTACACAAATCTTCATTCATTGTTCTTTGAATAATTATCAATTATTTGTTTACGTTGTTTTTTTATATGTGTCTGCATATAAAAAAATAAATCAATTTTATACGTGAGAATCTAATAGATTCCAATATATAGATTCCAATATACTAAATTCTAAAAAGCGGCTTTAGGGTTTAATAGTTGGGGTTTGGGTTTTATTACTAAGGTTTAATATTGATTGTTCTCCAAACAGCGCTGTGGTCAAAAGGCCACTCGTCTGTAGGTAGCAAATCCACTTCACTATTCAAAATCGGAAGCATCAGCTGATGTTCTCCCACAACATCTTCGTGGTCCCAAGCCAGTACAAAATCTTTTAGTGAAGCATCATGCACTGATGTCTTACTAACTTGGGCTTGCATTGGAGTACGTTTTTTTGATACCGTAACATCAGTCTCATCAAATTTCTCGGATGTCGAAAGCATCTGCATCTTGTATAGTTCTTCCAGAAAATGCGTTCGCTCTTTTGATGTACAATTGCTATCAACACCTAGCACAAACAGCTTTGAATAAGGTACAGCGTTTTGCATTTCACGTTTTAGCAAAGCCATGTAATCTGCTGTATCAGTTGATGCACTGCAATGACCAGCAGAGAATACATAACTTTTACCATTTTCACAATGTACCGTTACAGCTACAAATTTTTCTAGATTTGACATCCACTGACTAATCTGCTTCTTATTATCTCTGCTTGCAATACTTTTTTTAAATGAATCCAAAGAGATCAACTCGTGTCCGTAAGTGTTTTTCATTCCATATGTATTTTTGTTTACAAGAAGCATGGTTTCTTTCCCACTCGATGAAAATACATAATAATTATTGTTAATCGTTTCAATAGATGTCTTGAGATCATCGGGGAAATGTGCTAGTTGG